CTGGCTCTTGCTATCGGTCTAATACGCTATGTGAGGCCGATGGATTCACATAGGATTCTATTTAGAACTGTCCGCCGCTAGATGACTTTCTTAAGTAAGTAGTACTTAGGCCCGCAGGACCTACGCCTGCTGAACCTTGAAATCTTGCTTGTTCTTGTCCAACAAGTGATTCTCTTGCTCTTTTAGCAGATGCTAAACCAAGAAATGCTTCTTGTTCTGCTTGAAGTCTTGTGTAATCTTCTCCACCAGATATGCTTGATAAGAATTCTGCTCTTGGTGCTACTTCAGCAGCAAACTGATATCCCTTACGTGCTTGGTCTTGAGTAATACCAAACTGAGCCAATGCTTCTGCTCCCAATGAACCAGTCGTTACTCCCTCATACCCAGTCGCAACTCCACTTGCAGTAGCAAGTCCTGTCTTAAGACCTTGAACAGCAGCAGCACCACCTATTTCAGCGATTGTAACCTTACGTTTTAATGCAGGTAAACCTTCTGCTGGATTTAATAGTGCTCCAACAATATCTGTTTGATTAAGTGATGGATAATATTCCGCTAAAGCAGCCTTAGTAAACGGGTCAGCATTTCTAACTCTATTAACTGCTAAGTCAACTCTGTCTGCTACTTCTGCTGCGGATACGTCATTTGAAATAAAACTATTTAAAGTATCTGGTTTTGCAAGATTAGCAACTCCATAAGATTGCATTACTTGAGTATATGTTCGTTCTGCCGCTAAATACTCTCCCGCACTTAATACTGATTTACCAGCAGCAAGACGTGCCTTATTTGCTGGAAATCTTTTTTGGAATGCAACTGATAATGGGTCAGCACTATTAGGGTCTTGCATAATCAATTGAATAGTATCGCTTGTGTATCCCTTTTGAACAGCATCGGTTATAGGACCACTTAAATCACCAATACCATATGAAGAAAGTAATGCACTAATTGCTGCAATTGCATCTCTTTGTGCTGCTCCAGTGGTCGTGCCTGTTCCAGCACCTGTTCCAGCACCTGTGCCTGCTCCTGCTGTAGTACCACCAGCACTTGCTGTGCCACCAGCACCTGGCACATTATTTGCTGCCATCTTTGCTGCTATTGCAGCATTAATTGCTGCACCTTGTTCTGCTCCAGTTTTGCCTGCTACCGCTGCTTGATATTCAGCATCAGTTAAACTTGTTTGTGGATTCCAAGAATCTCCATAATAACCAGAAGCATTAACTCCACCTCGTGCTTCAATTTCCGCTTTACTTGCTACACCTGCAGCAATAGCCGCTGCTTCTTGCGCTGGATTGCGAACAAATCCTGATGTATCAGGTGCTTTTGGTTCAACAATAGGTGTAATTGGTTGTGGAGTTACTCTTGATATAGGGGTATCAATTACATCACCATATTCATCTTTAAATGGTCTTGCCATTAGGCTCCCACTCCAAACATTTTAGTTATATCTCTTGCAAGTGAACTCATAGTATCTAAAGCATTTTTAGTAGTTTTCCATTTTGGGTCTTTGCGTAAAGAAATTTCATAATCATATAGTCCCATTAAGCCCTTAGGGTCTTTTGCTACACCTTGCAATTGTTTTAAATCAATAGTCTCTGGGTCTTCTTCAAGAATATTTGCTCTAGTACTAAGATAAGGACCAAGCAGTTGTTTAACTGTATATCCAGCATCAATTTTGTCTGCTAGGGCTGGGAAGTATGTCTTAGCCTGTAGATTAATAAGATTGAGAATTGAATTTTTTCTTTCTGGATTTAATGATGCTTCAGTTGCATCCTGAGCCAATGTTTGTGTATTGATTGGGATGCCATTTTGAGTATAAGCATTCTTTAAAGTAGTGTAAGTTAAGCCAAAGTTGCCTTTTAATAGGCTAGCCATAGCAATCGTGTTGCCAGTGGCTGCTGCTGAAATTTTCTGTGTTGCATATTGCTTAAGATATTTATTAAGAATATCTTTTTGTTCTTGTTCTGTTACCGCTGAAGATACTGATATCTTTTTACCATTTATTGTCTTAGTTTTTGTAGCACGAGAAATCTGAAGGTCATTTATTTCTTTAGTATAAGCAGTCTTTATATCTTCTGGAACAGCATCAGCAAACATAGTTTGAAACTCAGTGCTTATTTGAGCGCCAAGACCACCCTTGCTTGATATAGTAGTTGATGGTAGTGATTCTCCACCAAAAGTAAATCCAGCAGCCTGTGCTTCTTTCCAAGCAGTAGTAACATCTGTTCTCATAGCAGATGCTCTTTGTAAAGATTTTAGATAGGCAGCAAGAACGGTTTTATCGCTAGCATCAGCAGCAACTTGTCCATATTTTGCCATACCTGCTCTAATTTTACTTAAAATCTTTATATCAACATTTGCTGAACTATATAAATCACTTATAGTTACAAGTTTTTTTGAACCATCTGAGGCAATTACATATACTTTTCCATTAACTTCATTACCAAACTCATCAACTGGAATAGTTGGAGTAGTCAATCCAGCATTGGCATCACTGACTTGTCCAGTTCCTGGGTCATAAGTAAAGTTTGAATTAGAAGAAGGTTGTTCAGTTGGAGTGCTACCAGATTTAGCCTTTTTTTCCTCTATGCTTCCAGGCTTGTAACCATTTGGATTGGTTTCTTTATTATATGGGTAATTTGGTCCAGTCTTTGCCATCGTTATCCTAACTTATTAAATACACCGTAAATTACGGTCTTAAGTTCTGGTTGTTTCTCTGCCAATGATAATAGATAATCTTTAAATCTTTCTTTTTCAGCAGTTGGCAAATAGCCATTTATGCTCATATCTTTATATGACTTCATTGTTGAAGCGTGAGCATTATATGCATCAAGTAATTTCTTAACAGCCAATGCTTGCTCGTGTTTAGGTGCAGTCTTTGGGTCTGCAAATATTGCATTCAATTGATTGTATGCTTTAGTTGCATTAGCATTTGCACTTTTGCCAGGAGCATTCTCATCATACCAAATAGGGAAGAAGGTCTTCATATCATTCATAGTTTTTGACCAATTTTTATTTTCAACCTGTTGACTATATGTGTCAAAGTTTGCTTTGTATTGGTCAAGTCTTGCATAATGATTTTTACGCTCTTCACTAATAGCATATTCACCTTGAGCAATATAGAACTGGCGAATCAGGTCTAATGGTTGACGAGTTTTACGCAAACCTAAGTCAACTAGTTCATTAAATACTTCGTATGAACTTTCTTCTTCAGTTTTTTGAGGAATCAAGAAGTAATAACCAGTTGATTTTGTAGGGTCACTAAATTTATCATTGTTAGTATTTATAAAATCTACTGTTTGTTTTACATATGGATATTTTACATCTGGTATTCTAGACTCTGATTTAGCCACTGTATAAGATATTGCAGAAGCACCACGTTTTTCAATAAATTTCATCATTGCGTCGGTATAGTTGCCCTCTGATTTAACAAGTTTCCAGAACTCATTAGATAAACCTGGGTCTTCTTGAGTAATTCTTGGGGCTAATGGTGATAAAAGATTCATTGCGGCTTTAAGAACAAGAATGCTTCTAACATTATTTTTTATTGTATTTAAAAATTCTTGTTGTTGAACAGGGTCTGGTTCAATTCCATCTTTTTGGCCAGGAATCTGCTCGTAATAATAAGCGGTTGCTAATGCTGCTGCTATTGCATTTGATGTTTGTCTATCTTGCTCGCTAGCGGGAAGGGCGCGGAATAAGTTTTTAGCCCAAGTGGCTGGTAACAAAGCATCAAGTGATGCATCAATTTTTAATCCTGGTCTGTAACCAATATCTCCAAGAACAGTTTTTGCAACTGGTCTTGTAAATGGCAAGAATTTTGCTAAAGCATTTAAACTGATAGAAACAAATGGCGTTACTCCAGGAGGTTGTAATTCTGGCAATACTGTCTTAAGACTTGTAAGATTTCCAACTGCATTTACTGGTAAATTAGTAACAATTGGAATTCCAATCATTGATAAAGCATTTTGAGTTGCTTGTCCAAACTCACCAATACCAGGAAGGGTTAAGTATCTTCCACCCATATCATCTGTTTGAACAAAGCCTGGGTCATTAAGTGTTTGCTCTGCAATTTGATAGTAACGAAGACCTTTAGAAAATGCTGGACTTCCTACTTTAGTGTCTTTTAAAGTATTAAAAGCACGTTTTAATGCCTGCTCTTGTGCAAAGTAAAATGGTAATACGTTTCTAGAAAAAGTTGCAAATTGTGAACGCAATGCAACGTTGTGAATTTGTGGAAGCATTGCATAAACTGCTCTTTGTTCTGCATAACGCAACGCTTGGTCTTCAGTAATTTGACCAGCCTTTACACGGGGAATGTAATAAGCATATTCATCTGCAACGTGCAACATATAAAGTGGTTCACGAGCCATATTATTTATAATTGGGTCAACTACTTTTCTAAACCCTTTATCAATAATTGCTTGATAATGACCCTTAGGAGGACCTTCGAGCAGTATTGGTCCTTCTGTCATTTTAGGCAGAGATAAAGGAGATTGTAATTGGATAGCAGTAATCTGCTCTATTGAAGTTTCTTTTCCATTTACTATATTTTTAGCAATTGTTTTTTGAATTGTTCCATCTTGACCAATTAATTTCCCAAGAACTGCATCAACTCTATCTGAGGCAAATTCGTAGTTATCACCATCTTGCCAACGAGAAATTAACTTGCTTTCCGATTTGTAATCAGTATATGTTCCAAGTTTTGTATCACGAATACGCATTAATTCTTTTTGTATAAGTTGTTCTCTTAGGTCAAGGTATTCTTGATGACCGATAGCAGTAGGGTCAATATCTAGTCTTCCCTTTTTACCAACTGATTGAAGTAAATCTAAAGAAATATTTTGTTCTGCTTTGTTACGAGCAGCCTTATTGTAAGATGTGCTTAATAAACCAGGATAGTATGGGTTTTCAGCCTGATATGTTGTGTAGTCTGGTAAGTCTTTGAATATTGCATTACCTTTTTTAATTTGGAAAAAATAGTTAGCGGCGCGTTCCATATCGTGATTTGCTGATGAACCAAAACCGTGACCAGTACTTACGCCTTCATTTATTATATGACCATTATGAGTTAATATTAAACGTGTAGCAAGGTCTAGTTGTTCTGATGCAGTTAATTTGGCTGCGCCAATTAAACCTTTTTTAGCAGCATCTTTAAATAAAGTAAACCCAGTATTCATTACATCAACTGGGACACCAGTCCGCGCTGCACCAAGTGCTACTAATACTGCAGATAAAATATGTTTACGTTCCTCAGGAATAACTTCATAGTTTGCCTTAGCAGCAGATTTACCTAGACTAGCCTTAAATGTATTTATAAAACCATATCTTGAAATAGTAGGTATCATTTCAGATGCAGCAATACGTAAACCAAAACCAGCAGTTGCAAGGGCTAAAGGTTTGAAAATTTTATTTGTATATCTTGTTGCTATAATTTCATCAAGTTGACCTATATTTTTTGAATACTTTCCAGCCTCACGTAATGCAGATTTAATGTCAACAAAGTTTGGAATTTTAAACATATCAGTTGCTTGATGCTCCCAAATAGCACCTTGCTTAGAACCACTGGCTGTGGCAAATTTACCAATAGTTTCACCATTTGGTTTAACTCCATAGATTTGTCCACTAATAGTTTCAGAACTTAATTTATCAAGTTCATCTTTAATAGATTTTACAAATATAGCATCGTCTGGTAATCCCATAGATTTAAATGTTTCAAATATTGTTTCATTTTTAATAATACGTGCAAGGTTAATATCTCCAGTAACAACTGCTTCAGCATATTTACCAGCCTGAAGTTTTGCTGCTTGTTCTCCCATACCAAATTTACCTATGCGATAAATTACAGTAGCAGCATCTGGTGCGTTCCAACGAAATTCAGAAGTTGAAAGTTTTAAAGTTTCCGCATCAACGCTATATGGCATATAACCAGTAAAGGTATTATATACAGAACTTCCAAGTCTTTTAAGACTAAGTTTTTTCCATTCTGGATTTTCTACAAATACACCCTTACTAGGGTCTAATATATATCTAGCAAGAGTAGCATTCTTACCACTTAATCTTTCAGACACTTTTAAGTCACCAAGTTTTGCACGAAGTGCTGTGCGTGAAGGTAATGTTGCCGAACCAGCAAGTGTTCCTTCTTTTTCCCCAAAATACAATACACTTTTTAAAAATTCGTGGACGTCATCGGCTGTTTTCATACCACTTAAATGCCCAGCAGCATCAGTTCCAAGGGCAGGGTATCTAGTTACTATATTTCCTGCGGCTTCTGCTGATGTCTTAGAAGTTCTTGCAAGATTTGCAATATCTTCAATAGCACGATTATATGTTCGTGAAACTTGATTGCCAGGAAGTGGAACATCTCTTCCTAATATAGATACTTTTGTTGTGCCTTCACGAACTGCATCCATTTGTTCAGATGTTAATACTCGCCCACTTCGTTCTGCTAAAAAATTTTTTATTCCAGGAGTTGCTTTATATAAAGGATACTTGGCTTGAATTTCTCCAGCCTCATCTAATTTTAATAATTTTCCACCACGCATTGCCATACCAAATTTGGATAATACTAATACTGGGTCAGTATTAATATCAAAAAATATATCTACAAAACCAGAAGTGCCTTTACCTCTACCAGCATCAGTATTTCTATATGCAGCAGCAGTGCCTTCAAATCCTGCTTTATCAGCAGCATTTGCAATAGCATTGCTAAATGACCTGCCTGGAGAAACTTTATAATTTTCATCTTCTGAGTCTTTAAGTGAGTCTTTATATATATCGCCAAGTGGACCTAATCCAGCAGTTTTTCGCGCTAATACTGCAGCAGCATCTGCGCCTGCAATAGCACCAACTGGACCAGCAACAACTGCTCCGCCAATGCCTCCACCAATAACGCCAAGTGTTACAGCAAAACCTTCAAGAAAAGAATGTTTTGTATATACAGAATGAATAAATTTATAATCTCTTTGTATTTCTTTAAGACCATAATTTAATTTTTCAAGTCCTGTTAAAGCAGTATGTCCTACTTTATCCCAAAATCCATTGCTACCATTTTCAGCAATATGGTCATTGACCGCATCTTGGGTTGCAACAGTTCTGTATGTATGAGATACCACAGGAGCAGTTGCTTTTGGATTAGATGATTTTGAAACATCATAAGCCAATGAAGGATTGTGTGCTAGGTCTGGAGTAAGCCAATCATTCCAGTTAGTTTTTGGGTCTACCATTTAGAATACTTGTCCAGTTCTTTGACTTAAATATTTCATCATAGGAGAAGCATCTGCGGCATTTGCAATTTCATCAATTACGCTTTTAGCATTTACATATTGTGTTTGAGTTACATTGGGAAGATTTAAAATTTCAGGACCAGGTGTATTACCAAATGGCATACCTACTGATATTGATTCATTTGGTCTTTGTGTTGGTGCAGTTAATGGAGTTATTCCATCCATTTTTTCTCCAGCACGAAAATCTTGGAATCCAGGCAAAGATGGGTTTGCAGTTCCAGCCAATGGCGCAGCCATTTGGTTTGCCATATTTACTTGTCCCTGACCTTGTTCAAGTCCTGGCATATATTTTGCTGCTTGCGTAGGTCCACCATCTGTACGTTTTGATAATGCTCCAGGGCCTGACACTGGTGCTGGGTTATTAGGCTTCTTGTATCCGCCACTATTAGTATTACCAGCCATTATTCCTCCTACTTAGTAAATTGTGTTTTTATACTTGCAGTTCCACCGCACCATATATTGTATTGAATTGCTATGTTAATTGCTTTCTTAGCCGCACTTGTTGCTTTAGCGTGTGTCTTAGTTTCATTTTCCATTGACACTAATGCACCAAGGGCTAATCCACCACCTGAACCAATACCGTAAAATCCTCTATCATCTCGCATATATCCATAGTCATCACTAACTTGATATAACTTTCCATTAAAACAAACTAATGCATCCCATCCAGCATCTTCATCATTCTTGCCTTTAGGTGTTGGGTCATACCCTGCTTCAGTTAATGTTTGTTTAATAGATGGTAAAACTCTAATCATCATAAATCTATCTGGGTCTTGAGTTTTAACTACTTTAGGTGGTTGCCATAAGTTGTTAAGAATATCTCCTGCTATAGCATCACCTGCTACTGCAATTAAATACTCTCCAATTTTGACTATCTTCTCGCAACCTTTTGCTACATATGGTCTATCTGTATATGTAGTCATTGAGTCTGATGCTAAGACAGACCAACCTTTACCTTGAATACCAACAATTGCAGTCATAGTCCCCTACTTAATTAACCTCTAGTTACTACTCTTGCATTTCCTTTTCCACCCGATGTTAAACTTGTAAGAATTGATTGAATGTCTGGTGGTGTTTGTGGTGCTTGCATTGGTGCACCTTGTTCTGGTGGAAGAGCGCCTCCTGCTGGAGCACCAGAGGGAGCAGGGGACGTTTGCTCAACCATAGGATTAGAAACTCCAGCAGAAGGAACTGGTTGCTGCGGAGCGAAAGTGGCTTCAATTGCGTCTTCTAGTGCCTGACCCTTTTGACGAGCCTTGATAACCGCAGCAATCTTATTTACTATTCCAGATGCGTCTTGTCCACCTGCAACCATCTGAGGAATTGCTTGACTTAATGCTGTAAGAGAACCAAGAAGAGATGTTCTCATATTTTCAATTTCAATCTTTTCAAGTTCTTGTGTAACGTTAACAGTAAATGGCAACTCACGCATAGCCATATCCTTAGATATTAAGCCACCGCCAAGAGCCTGTAACATAAAGATAAGACCTTGTGCTGGGTTAAGTCCTGCCAACATTCCATAACGAACATCTGCTGAGTAATCGTTCTTAATGTCTTTGCTTGGCTTATATGTAATTTCATATGGAGAGCCAGAATCTACGCCACGAATTGTTTTTTCTTCAGGGTAAATAACTTCATCAACTTCAAAGCAAAGACCAATTACATCACGAAGTGCTGCTGCAAAGATTGCTTGTGCTGATTTAACCTGTGTATCAAAGGCTCCCATAAGAGCCTGAACACCTTGACCAGTAACAATAGAAGCATCAATGTTTCCAGTACGAGATTCAGGATAACGGCTACCTACACGAAGTTCTTGATTAAGAATATTTTGTTCTGTAAATGCACCTTGAGGTAAAGTAAGTTCAACGCGACGAACACCTGCTGGATTAGCGGTACGAATAACTGCATCTCCACCAAGTTGTAATTCTTGCACATCTTGTGGAAGTACAATAGGCGCTTGTACTGATTTCTCTGCGGCTTCCATAGCAAGTAAAGCAAAACGATTGCGAAGTAATTGAATTCCTAATACATCATCAAACTGTCCACGCATCTCACCATCAATAGATGGCTTGCGGGCAACAACAACCATTAGTTTACCTAGTGGATTCTTGGCTTGAGATAAAATTAAATCTTGTCTTGTAGGTATATAAATAATTGATTGGTCTTTGTCGTAGTACCGAATCATTTCTATTTGAGAATTTAAGTTTTGGTCGTATCCTTCAGGACCAAGTAACTCTCTTTGGAACTCTGGGAATTGGCTTATTAACTCGCCCAATGTAAGGGAGTATCTTTTAGCAAATGCTACACAGCGACCATAGCGGTCAAACTCTGGATATGAACCAATTGGATTTTCTAAACGAATACGAGGTAACTTTGCATCATCATCTAATTCAATAATAAAAGGAACAAATCCATATGTTAGATACCAGTCAGCACCTTGATACATTTGAACTGATAGGTCAGAATTTTGGAAGTAGTTACTAGCAATACGAGTACGCTTATCAGCAAATGTTCTAGCACGGTCAGATACCTGATTAGCAGCAGAACAGTTAACTGCGGGTAGTGGAGCCATAACCTCTGAAAGGTCACGGGCTACTATGTCAATAAAGTTTGCTACTACGTTAGCGTCTACGCCATCTGGAAAGAAGTTAGGATATACCTCAGCAATTTTACCTCTACGCACAGCAAGTACATCTAGGTTACGAGCATCACGCTCTGTACTTCTGAATCGCAGGGATTGAACCCGTGCTGATACTTGCTCAATTGATAATGCCATTTATATCCTAACGATAGAAAAAATTATTTAGCGTTGAGTACGTTTTATTGTTTTTCCAGATGCAGTTGTATGTCCTACTGAAGTTCCTTTTTGACCAGCAGTAATCGCTGCTGCGGCTTCTTTTAATTGTGCACCAATACCGCTTGCTTGATTTCCTTTATATGTTGGTACTTTATATTTATCTACTGTACCATCTTCACGGTCCATACTTTCTTCTCTTGTTCCAGTTTGCATTCTTTTTGGAGCACCAATTGCTGTAGGAATATCACGAATTTCTCGTGCTGCTCCGCCAACATATGATGTAACTGATTGTACTGCTTTATAAAGTGGATTTACATTTTTTCCACCGTTTTTATTAATTCCTGCTGAACTACGTGATGCTACCATTTCTTGCTCCTTTTAGTTATAAGTTTCTGCCCATTGCTCTGCAAAGGCATCATCTAAGTTAAGTGAACCACGTCTAGCAGTTTGTGCTTTAGTAGCCCAACGATTTGTTTGGTATTGCCCAACCTTACTTGACCTTTGCATTAACTCGCGGATACGGATAATTGCAAACCATAGAGCCATCACACAGTCAGTTGGATTCTTTGTGTCAGGCTTCCAAGTAATTAATTCTTGCACTAGCGTCTTAAGACCTTCAGAGCCTTCATTGCTAGGTAGTTCAATTATGTTGTTATCTTGGAATCTACCATCCCTAGTAGAACCAAATAGGCTTGCCATAGAAGCAACGCCGAACCCTACATCCCACTTGTTCTTACCTGTGAAGTGTGAATTAAGTTGACAGCCGTGTGATGCTAGATAGTTTCTTAATACATCATCTAGGGCGTAAGCCTTCTGGTGAGCATTAATTTCAATTCTTAGTTCTTGGGGTTTGTACTTCTCAACCCACTCTTCAATTAAATTTTGTATCTTGGCTGGGGTAGGCTCAGTCATATTGACGCAATCTAAAACATATATCTTGCCGTCAGCACGGTTGTAAGAAACAACTACCGCTCCTGTTGCTCCCGCCATTGCTGGGTCGAGGCCAATAACTGTATATGTAGATTCACAATGCTTTGGATGTCCTGGGACTCCAGGCTTGAGAGGTCCTCTTTTTCGCATTCCATTAACGCTACCTGCGACACAGGTTGGAGAAAAGATTGAATTCTCTGTGACATCTTCTTGTTGGTAGACCATAGCCCAGACAGATGGGGCCACTTCAGAGCGTCTTGTAAATAGCGAGGTGCCATCCCATTTAGGGTACAAGCCCTCTTTTGTTTCTTCATCTTTTTCGCCCTCTGGTCTATCAGTCCAAGGCCATAAGGTTTTCCAATTGGCTGGGTTCTCATCAAATTCTAAAACTGCTGGTTGAGAGAAGTATGTGAAAGGAGACTTGCCTCCAGTCCACTGTCCACCATCTCTAATCATTTTATATAAATCAATTGAGGAGACACGGGTTCCTACTATAAGTAATTTTCCGTGCCGCCCCAGCCGTGTGATAACTTCTTTTTGAAGCCATTCAATTTGCTTTTCCCATTCGTGGGCATTGGAGTTCATCACAACGTCATCTAGGATAATCAGGTCTGCTCGTGCACCGTAAATCTGAGAGCCAAATCCTAAAGCCTGTACCGTAGGGTCCTTCTCACCAGAGTCTCTTCCAGTGCCTAGGTAAATCATATCTGCTGACCATTGAGTAGCATCAGCCTTATATCCTCCATTAGGACCAAAGGCGGTCTGGAGTTTAATAAAAGCGGGGTGGCTAAGACGAGTCTTAATTGCACCTAAGAATTTTCTAGCCATACCCTGAGTCTTAGAGACTATGATTACTCTTGAGTTAGGGTTGGTAACAATCTGATACAAGACGTAGTTAATCGTTAAAGTAGTAGACTTGGCGTGTTCAGGTGGCACATTAATCAGAATACGATTTGTGGCTGCCTGTTCGTAAGTCATAGCAGGGTGTAGCCAAGATGGCGGGCGACCCTCTATTAAATCTATCCAGTCAAGGTGATGAGGAAATAACTTAGTATCTAGGAACTGCTCTGAGAAGTCAGGGAAAGATAAGTTTTTTAAATCCCCTAAGTCAGCAATAACTCCCTTACCTTGAAGGCGGGCTTTATCTGCTCTTTCTTTAAAGGCTGGGTCATTCATAGACCATTGCCTAAAGGTAACATCATTCCTACCAACGGATGCTAAGGCTGCTGTAATGGTAGAACCTTGGGCTAACTGTATTAAAACTTTTTCTTGGGCCTCGCCCTTTGGTATATTTTGTATCCCTGGTTTGCGTCCCATTTAGTCCCTAATATCGGTGATATAACGCTAGGCGTTAAACGGCATAACTGTGGTCGTCTACCTACTTCGTAGGTTAAATATTTATATATTATATTCAACGAACGAGGAGCCAAAACGACGAGTTCAGTTGAACTCTGTAGTTTTAACTACTATATAAGATAACCTGTTCGAAAGGCTAAAACCGAACAATCAGATTGAATATATTTTTTATAATGTCTGATTTGTGGCACTTTGTGCCTATATAGCGGGGGATATAACAGCAATTTTTCGAGAGAGAGTATGTATGTGGTGTGCGAGCAAATTAATAAGGTCTGGGTCTAATGGTGGGTTGATTGATGTTATCCACAGACTATTGACCCTGACGGGTCTATCTCTGCCTGCTTCTGCTCTTCTTCTGCCCTTTGTAAAGAGTTTTATCCTGAAGGATTAAAAAATAATTATTAAACTTAAATTAGTTTAGGGGCTGACTATCCCCTCCTCCTTCTCCCCCGTTATTTACGCAACAATTTTGTTTCTTAATTCAATAATCCAGAGGGCAACTCATCTCACATATTGAGACAATTCTCTCAGGTAATCCTCAGGTAATCGTTATCAAATCGTTATCAAAATATGGCAATAATCGCTTGACTATGCTTAGCCCCGCATATATTGTTTACATTACTAGCCCAAGCAACCACGCAAAGGCAGGAACAGGAGAAATAAAATGTTTACAGTTAAATCAGGGAATATCGTAGAAGCAAAGTGCACAGATATTGAAGCCGCTTCATTAATCGTTAGCACTTTCTACTCAGAAGACGGCAAGATATTCAAAGGCAATGCCCTAGTTTGGACAGAGGGCAAGGACGGCACAGCCTCAGAAAGTTACGACGGCACAGCAGAAATAGTTTATGCAAGAATGGACAAATTAGCACAGATTAAGGCAATTAAAAAGAACTAGAACTACCGCCCCCCGCCCGCTAACGACGGCGACGGCTCAAGACCGACAGGGGGCACGCAATTACTAGGGCGGGAAATACTCACCCAAGATTTGCAAAGACAGGAGCAAGAAATGAAATACCAGACACGACAAACAGAAGCAGGTAAATGGCAGGCAGTAATCTCTAACCCTTCTTTTAACTTAGAGAAGGTTTATACCTACGCCACCAAAGAAGGAGCAGATTTACGCCTTCAAATTGAAATGCAAGAGGCAGAGGATTATCTCTCAACAGTTACCAAATTGTCCGATTATTTCACACCACCAAGCAGAGAAGCACAAAAGTAGCAACACCGCCCTCCGCCCGATTTAATCGGCGCAGGTTTAAGACCTACGGAGGGCACGAGAAGGGGCAACAATGCCCCTTCCAATTGATAGGAGAAAAGAATGACTAAGAAAGACTATGAACTTATTGCGGAGGCAATAAAGGAAATGGAAGACGCTTATACGGGCGACGATTGGACAATCAACGGCGCAAGGTCTCCGTTTGCTAGTAAGTTAGCAGATAAGTTAGAAACCACTAACCCACGCTTTAATCGTGAACTATTCTTGAAGGCTTGTGGGGTGTAATAATGAATAAAGAGATAACTAGGGAATACATAGAAGAAGAGGCTTGGTATTTGCACTCTAAAGTTATGGAAAATCTCAATAATCCAGAAAGCCGACAATTCTACAATGGACAAATTGAATTATTGGCTAAAGTTATGAGAGATTTTGAATTAGGAAGAGTAATTATCGGCGGTAAAATAGGAAACTAGCAAGACCGCCCCGCCTCCTTAAACAGAGGGCACAGGCTCAAGACCTGAGCGGGGCACAAGGTAAGGCGGGAGACACCCGCAAACCTTAAAAGAAAGACAGGGGAAAGAATGAGTAAAGACAGCACTCAAGCCTTTATTGAGGCTTTTAAAGATACATCAAGCCAATGCGTGCAATGTGGCGACGAGAATGACTTACTTGTTAAGTTTACAGCGCACAAAGTTTGCGGTAAGTGTGCCCGTGCTAATCATAGAAAGGCGGTTAGATAATGATTGACTTTCAAAACCTATTCAGCATTTCACTAGACGATTACGGGCTAGTTATTGAGGGCTACCTAGGGGATTATTACGCCCCTTATCGTGCCTTAATCCTTGCCGTGCTAGTAATTGCAGGGCGTAAGGCTTGGAAAAGGTGGCGCAATAGATAACGAAATTGTTATACGAAACAAAGCCCTAACCCTTGACGGGGGCGCGGTGTTCACGACACCATAGGGCACGGGGTAAGGCGGAAGATTTCCGCAAACCTTAAGACCATTTTGACGGGAGAAAATTAAAATGGAAATATTGGTAATTATATTTATCGCTATCTTTGCGGGATTGTGTGCGTTTGACTTATGACAAACGACAAAGTATCGGGCGCAGATTTATTAGCCACGCTTGAGAAAATCAAAGGCGGAGAAACTTACGACATCTTTAACCTATTGCCAGATATTGCAGGTGGCAAGATTTGGTTAGATGAAATTAAGGACACCGCTTTATATGTTCAAGGTTATGTTAATGCCGAAGATAGTTACGAAATCTCAACCCTTAGAGATTACGGGCACGAATACGCCGACGGACAATGCGAAACTTATTACAAAAACATAAACGACGAAGTGCAAGCCCTAAGCCTATGGGCTAGTAATGAGATAGACGAGGAAGTAGCGGAAATGGCGGAAGGTATAGACCCAACGCTCACTAAACTACAAGCCCTTTATTTATTCGTCGCAAAGCGTATGGTGTGGGACGCAGTAGTAGACCAAGCGTTTCAGAATACAAACCAAGACGAATTGGTGGAGGCATAAATGAAATCTAAAAACTATTACAGAGTGCGCCTACTTGCTAGGATTTTATTCTGGACGGCGTTAGGTTTGCTAATCTGGTTTATTGCTACATCAGTTTGGTGGGTTGAGGGTGGCTACTGCATAGGGTCTTCAGATACCTGCTTAGTGGGTGGATTATGATTATGTGCGGAGATTGCCTACAAGATATAAAGATATGTGGGTGCGATAAATGAGCAACCTACCCGAAACAATAAACGCTGTGAAATGTATTACCTATGATGTGGCGTCAATAGTGGACGCTATGATGACTATGGACTACAAAGAAACACAAGAAGAAATAACACTAGAAGACATTTTAGAATGGATAGGAGATGATGTTGAAGCAGACATAAACTTTTCTAATGTTATTTATCAAGATGAAAATGGGGGTGAGTTATGAGTGAGATGTCTATAAGTTGGGGAGAGATAGCAAACCTTACCCATAAAACACAGGTTGAACAGTTTGGTTGGTGTTGGTGTGAAGATAACGAAGGCAAAGAAAATCCGTATGACGATTGCCCAGAGGAGGAATAAATGTTAGATGAAGATACGCCACAATGGGAACACACAATAACCGCAATGGTTAAACTACGACAACGAAACAGTGCCGACGACCCTAATCAGGCGTGGGAACTTGCAAAGGACGATGAAGAAAGTTGGTATGTTGTCTCTATTGATTGGGATAATATGGCAAAATCAGACACAGAAAGAATAAACTAAACCAATGAAGACAGGAGAAATAAAAATGAATGCAAAGCAGGACATAATAGTATCTTCAACACGGGAGGAAACTCTATCGTGGAAAAGATATATCCATTTTAAATATCAAGACAAAGAATATAGCGTCTTGTTATTTTGGGACGAGTTTAATGGGTATGAAATCTATTGGAAAAATAGAGATAGTGAGTTGTTAAACTCTCATATTGCCCCAGAATGGGCAGTTAATTGGGACGAAGACTTGTATGAAGGTTGCAGTCTTGGGGCTTGGCTTGATGAACTAACCTTTGAGGGCACACCAACAAATGCTAATGAAGATTTGTTCAATGAACTTATATCATCAGCAGAAAAGTTAATTCAACTGACAGGAGAAAAAAAGAATGATTAAATACACGATAACCGCAGAGGTTGATAGCCAGTGGTTTGATATTCTAGGTCAGATTACTAGGTATCAAGAAGGATTTATATGGGAAACAGTAGAGGAGGTGAAACAATAATGGACATATGTCAATTTTGTGGGTGGGAAATAAAAAATCCTGCTTGGTATAACTACTATAATCACAAGCCATTATGCGATGATTGCAATATGGATATAATGACGGAGAGACAAAAGGAAATGGAAGCAGAAATGGAGAAGGCGCAATGATTGGAACAAGCAGAGTAGTTAGAACAGATAGTAATGGTGAAAGATTTTTAGGAGACCCACCTAGCAATGTGGTTGTTCTAAGAAATGCTTTTGATGTTGTCTATGAAACCAAAGGGACGGAGTGCGTAAGAGTATTCCTCCCAGAGGGCGTCTGTATTCCAGAAGATTGGGATACTTGGACAATGCAAGCCAAAGATGAGTGGCTATTTGAGAACCAAGATTATGTAAACTATAAATGGAAAGATGTAGATAGGGGTGATGTAGTCCAGATACAAGAACTTAAGTGAGCATAACTGTATTCTTCCTCCTATTACTTGTGCTCAGATACTATAAGAAATGGCTTACCTATTGGAGAAATTGGAGGAGTAGATGAGTATAATTGCTGAGGTTCTAATGCCACCTGAGTGGACTAAGAAGGCTCTGTGTGCTGAGATAGACCCTGAGATATTCTTTCCTAACAAGGGAGATAAGACAGCATATGTTAAACGGATATGTAAAGCCTGTGATGTTAGGGCAGAATGCCTTGAGTATTCATTACAGAACAACGAGAGGTTTGGCGTATGGGGTGGACTAACAGAACACGACAGACGAAGGTTAAGAAGAAGAGTAAGTTAATACGCAAGCGGGTGGTGGCCTTAGTCCTTTTGGTTGCCACCCTAACCTTATTCTCAATTAATAAGGTAGGCACACCCTTTAAATCCCCAACCCCAGAGCCGACAAAGGCTACAATGGAGGAGAAGAAAGCCAATAAAGTGTTGGCTAAAAATATTGCTTGGCTAGGGTATGGCTGGAAAGATAAGGAGTGGGTGTGCCTTGATAATCTTTTCATTAAGGAAAGCAGATACGATAACTATGCCAAAAATAAAAAAGGTTCAACGGCATTTGGTATGGGGCAATTACTTGGTGAGACAAGCAAAGACCCAACAGTTCAATTACTTAAGACATATAAATATATTCAACACAGGTATAAAACCCCTTGCTCTGCTTGGAGATGGCATTTACACCACAATTGGTATTAGTGTTTGACTTAAGAGGAGAACCAATTTTTGTTTGTGTTTGTGGGTCAAAAATGTGGAACTTAAAAGTAATGTGGGATACTGAGACAAGACAAGTAGGAATGTATTTACTAGACCAAGTATGTGATGAGTGTGGGGCGGTGGCTACTGCGCCAACGGAAATAGATGGGTGTGATTAGTGCCGACATATGAATATAAATGTAATGTATGTGGGGGGCAACAAGAGTTAAGCAAAGCGCACGACGACGAAACAATACCTGTATGTTGTAATGAAAGTATGACAAGATTGTGGTCTGCTATCCCTACCATTTTTAAAACAGGTGGATTTTACTCTACGGGTGGCTGAAGTCAGTATTTTATACTGTCAATAGTGTCTCAGCATTTAAGATTTATGGGAGTGTCGCCGTTTAACATTTACAAAAAATATGGTAATGCAAAAACCCATTTGTTATACTTATACCAAGTCAATCAAATTGATTGGTGGTATATGACGGGAGAAAAAATGAAGTGCTGTAATCATACAGTTATTAAGACATATTGTTTTTGTCATAACTGTTCAGGTAATCAATGTGATGAACCTATATGGACAGTAAGAGATTGTGGTTGTCCAGAAGAACATCCAGAAGGGCATCAAGAAGGTTGTGGGGTTATTAAAAGCCTAGCACATTAATTAAATACGGATAGCCCCTGCTTCGGCGGGGGTTTATCTATTTTTATTTTTCAGTATTTTCTGTTTCTTCAGGTAAGTCTTCATCACGATAAGGTTTGAACCCACCAATTTTATTAATCAATTTCTTTATGGCTCTTTTATTTCTCATACGAGCAGTGTCTTCACTGGGTAGTTTCATTTCATCTGCAATTGCTTGGAAGTCCATAGCCTCAGAGTAACGAAGGAACAATAACTTCCTATCTTCTTTACCTAACTTCCAAAATCCTGCGTCAATCTCAATCATCATAGCCATCATATTGCCACCTTCAGAGGGCGCAGAGGGACGAGCAGTGCCACCAAGATTTAGTTTATGTGCAAGATTAATTTCACCCCTTAAGACAGAAGGCAACAAGGCTTCAATCATATCTGCTTGGTAAAAGAATAGGTCAGAGGTTTCATATCCACCTGTCTTTGCTTTCCAAGCCTGACAATAATCGAGTGCCTGATTACGAAGTGAACGATAGATTAAATTCTTAGCGTCCTTCTCACCTATTGCTTCCCAAGTATCTAGTTTATTTGGGTGCTCAACAAACCACTGATATAAATTTTGTCTTATATCTTTTATCTCAATCTTAAATTTAAGTTGATATTCAGAGGCAACGGAGTCTACAATGTAGTCCCATTTCTTTATTCTATCCCATTCAATCACGTTAGTTTTATACCCAATTCTAATGGAAGAAATGTAACTAACTTAGTTGTCTTTGATTTGTTTTGGAATTCAGTGGTAGCAGGTAACCATTTATCAACCCATTCTAAATCTTTAACTACTGAGTTAAGAGGGAATGCCCACACACCAAGGGGTGTAGAGTTTATATACCAAGGCTGATAGCCTAAAACTTCTGCGGTTACAACCAAGAAATCAAACTTCTTTCTTTCTAATAAAAGAGTATCGTAGTGGGTAAGCCTAGACTTAAGTTCAATAAACATTTTAAAGTGATTACTTATGCAATCAAAGCCATCATATTCATTGGAAGACTTTTCTAAATCAGAATAATGTCCAGTCTTTAACCAATCAAATAACTCTTGTTCCTTCACTCAGTATCCCACTTATGTCTTAAGACAAGTAAGGCTATGATTGAGTAGTTTGCCATATCTTTAAAGGAGTCTTCAAGCGATTCGTATTGTGGTGTTGTGCCTTTGTCAACAAGGTTATTAATGCGAGCAAGTTTGTCGTGCATACGCACTCGTAATCCATTAAGAGGTCCACCTGGTGAGTCGGAGATATTCTTCGGGCCGTAATCAAGATGTTTCTTGATGAGTAATTGTTTGAGTTCATCAAATGTTTCGCTAACTGCTATTGCAAACTTGGGGTCGAGAGCAGGGGCACTGTAATTTGTAGTATCAATTGATTGTCCTGTATCTTTGTTGACGTTATATGGAAACCTTGTGCCTCCAAGTGGGTTATAATCTGCCATACTTCTTCACTCCCCATTCTCTTTATCACTCTCGGTTAGTAATTGCTGAAGCGATTCGTCAAAATTCTGTAAAGAAGATTTGACTATCATATCCTCAATCAACGTGTCAATTAAGTCATAGCCATTCTCTGCTGCAAAAAGTGTAACATAGGTAGATTGTGCTATATGTCTTATTTGTTCCGTGTTGTCGGAATTATCATAAAGAAATCTCAGTAAAGAACCAAGCATTAATCTATAACCATTAGGAAGAATTAGATAAGGGTCAAACTCATCTTCATCTTCCAATGTATGGTCTATTAAATCAAATGAATTATCAAAGTCTTGCCCACACTCGTGACACTTGAGATAGTCTGGGTCAATTGGGTCTATCACTCAAGCCCAGCCTTCTCTCTTATATATCCTGCTCCAAATTTAACGTAGGCTGAGTTGACATCTTCTCCTTCTGGCAGTTGCACAATAGTGACGGGGAGTTCCCTAGCCAATGAGCGTGCGAACTCCGTGCCTGGCTGGTCGCCGTCGGCAAAGACAAATACTCTTTCAAAGTCCGCGAGTAAACGAGTGTAATGTTTCTTCCAACTATTAGCCCCAGGAACACCGACACAAGGGATACCAACACAAGCAGAGAGAGTAATAGTATCAAGTTCACCTTCGCACACTCCTATGTAATCGTTTGCTTTGTCTATATCTAATACGTTATACATCTTGGTATCAGCACCAGTCATACCCATATATTTAGGTTCCACAGCAGGATTAAGACTGCGAAAACGCAAATCGACTGCACCAGTCTTGGTAATATACGGTATGGATAGTCTTCCGTGGAACGCTTCGTGTCCAATCTCAGGCTCCGCGACTACGCCTAATTGTGCCAGACGTGCCACTTCCAACGGGATGCCTCTGCTTCTTAGGTAATCTTCCGCCAGATAAATTTTTTCCGCGTAACGTGCTGCTGCTTTGTCCAGTAATTGTTTCTGCGATGCGCTCTGCTTCACGTATATTTACTCCTTCTTGTTGGCTTATGATTTGTAAACTGTTACCTTGCACTCCGCAGGCGAAGCAAAAGAAAATATTGTTGTCAAGGTTTGCTGTTCCAGATTGATGTGTGTCAGAATGGAACGGACACTTGAGGTTAACTTGTCCGTGAGTTTGTCGCAGAGTTGCTCCGTAGTGTAAAAGAATTTCTCTAATACTTGGTAAGTCATTATCAATTCTTCTCACCATAACCTGCCTCTCTTAAAAGATTAACTGCATCTTCCAGTCTTAAGACTACTACCCAATCCTTGACTTTCTCTTCACCCTGTCCGTTAAGTCTTAAGCAAACTAAACCAAGAATTTTGGACTTGGCTCTATCTTTTAATTGTTTGACAGCACTAGAGGGATTAAAGCCAGTTCGTGCCTTTACCTCCCAATCTATACCAACACACCCAGTTATATCTGTGCCACTGCGCCCCGCACCAGTAGATTCTGCATAGGGAAATCCATTAACCGCTAGGTATTGGGCTACTACTTTCTGGCTACGATACCCTCTATGTTTCCTAGACTGTGATGGCAATTGGTAATGTCTCCATCTTATTTAAGGATTCAACTGGAACATACCAAGTCTTATCATTATATTTCCATTCATCTTTCTTGCAATCTTTTCCATACATCCAACCCTTGGCACTGTAATAAGGTCCTTGCCAGTCGGGTGCAATCCTTCGTGTCTTATGACATAAGCCGTCAGATATAAGAACATAAATTAAATCATCAGTATCTCTAACCGTATATCTCATACCACGTACAGGTGGGAATGCGTATCTAATCTCACCAAAACCAGGAATATCTAATTCATTTTTCCACTTATTAAAATGCGGAGTAAAATTTTTTTTACCGAGCATACGTGCAAAGGCTAACTCTGAACCAGCGCATATTGCGTGTTGCCATAGTTCCCACAAATCACCTTCAGAATAATTTATATTTTTAGTTGGGTCCCCAAAGTAAACCTTTTGTCTTTGATATCCAACCTCAACTGCAGTTGCCTCTTCCAGTGAAGTGAGTGCGTATGACCACATTAATATGCACTCTTATCTTTCTTAAGGATACGAACAGCCCAGTCTAAACCAGTGTTAAGTCCATCACCCCATTCATCTTTTGCTTCAATCTTTGCTTGTTCAATTTTTACAATAAAATCTTTTATCTCTGCATTAACTTCAAGTAATACAAGACGACGAATCTCCTGCGTCATATCATCTTCTTCTTCACGTATCACGTTAGCCACCGTTCTCTGGTATGTCTGACATAAACATAAACTCAGGGTTAAATGATAGCCAACAATTTAGGTTAGCGTTAGCATCGGCACGCCCATATCTATTCTTTACAGGGGCAACAGCCATAGAAGTGCCAACAACTCCAAGAGTGCAGATAAGAGCAGGAAGTTGTGCCACTTTACCTTGAAGAGCCGAGCGAGGTTGGCAAGGAGTGCCAAGTACAGCCTCAGAAGTATGGTGCAAAATAATAACAGCGGCGTTAGTAGCACGAGCAAGGTATTTTAACTCCTTCATAATAGCCCTCATAGATGCGAACTCTTCGCCTCCGTCAGTTGCAATGTCCATAAGGTTGTCTACAAAGATTGCTACAGGAGGGCAACCCCATAGTTCTTCAAAGGCTTGGACTTCTTCATCTATATCTTGCAATGTAGGACTAGATTCAAATGACCATACAATATGAGAACCCTTTGCTAATACAGCACGAGTCCAACCTTGGTCAACATTCATTAATTCTTCTACATCGGTTTGATTTTTACCTGAAATCATTGAGGCTAATCGCATAGCCATAGTGTGAGCATTAGTGTCAGCAGATATGTATAGGCTAGGAACTTTCATATTTAATGCTAAGGCTAAAGCAAGAGTTGACTTACCTACTCCTGGAGTTCCTGCAAGCATAGAGACTTCTGCTCTACGAAATATAATTTTATTACTTTCAAATGTTTTAAATACAGAAGGTAATGGTTCTCCACCAATATCTTTTCTGCCTACGCTACGAACAAGCGTTCTCATTAGTTTCCTGTCTTAAGTTGGAAGAGGGATAATCAACTTCCCCTTTATAACTACCCCTCTACCAATTCTTATTCTAGTTCGGCTTGAACTAGTTTGCTGGTTTGCACTGCTCTGGTCCCTGTGGTAGCGGGCAAGACCAAAACGCGTAAGGCTTCCCCGTTGTTTTGGCTACTCCACTGCGATGAACTCTTGCTCCGTGTATACAAGTCGGTGTTGACAGACCTGCCGTAGCGGATGGAGCCGATTGCGGGACGGTTGTTGAGGTAGGCGTTTGCGCTGTGCCTGCTGTTGAACCAGTGGTCCCCAAAGGGGATGCGGTGTAAGCACCTTGAATTAACTTTCCTGTTGCTGCTATTTGAGTAGAGTAATCACTCACACCCTCAAGCATTACAGATAATTCTTCGGCTGTTTGTGCACGTATATTAATCAAGTCTCCTGTTGGAGTTTTATAAGAGACTTGTAGTTTCCAGTCTTCCATTCCCATTTATTTATCCTTCGTGAATTGGCAGTGTTCTGTGAGTCCACAGTAACTGCACGATTGTAGGTTCGGTAGAAATATACCAGCCTTGCGTGCCTTATCAAAGCCTGACACAAAGTATTCAAGTGTGTCTAAGGTATATCTACTAAGGTCAATCATTTCCCCTGTCCCTGACTCACGAGACATCCAGTAATTACCTAGATTGACTTTGACACCAAGCATCTCTTCTACACCGACTTTATAAAAGCCTAACTGTAAATCAGATATTGGTTTGCGAGAGGATGTTTTCAAGTCGACAATCACAAGTTGTCCGTTAACTTCAAATATCCTATCAATAAACATCTTCACTGGTACGTCAGCAATGATGGGATTTAACTCCAACTCGATAGCCCGAACACCTTGAGGGGTAGTCCAGATTTTCCAGTCTTTATTATTTTTGCGCCAAGCGATGTAGTTGTCTACCCACTTGTAACCTTGTGCATTCCACCAAACAGCATCTTCTTTGTTTGGATTTGCAATCGTTGAACGACCAGCAACACGAGCAATTGAGAAATCTAATCCTTCAGTTTCTTTAGCCCAAGCCTTGTCCCATAAATCATTCATTTTCTAGGTCATACAATTCTGTCGCATAGTGAAATGCTCTGCCACCAGCAGACCACACAGATGGCTCTTCTTCTAACTTCAGTAATCTTCCTAGGTAATACTGATAACCGCAGGTCAGATAAGTTGTAAATGCTGAATAGGATATATGTGCGGGTAGTTCATATCCATCAAGTTTAAGCATAATTTCTCCTGTCTTAATTAGATTAGATGATTCTCCTACGGAGGACAGGAGAGTACTCAACATAAAAGAACCATCTAATATTTATTTAGTTATATATCTTATTGCCCTGTCGGGCAACTTGATTTAGGAAAGCCCCCCCTACCCCCCCATAGAAATTGGGATAAATATGGGGTGGTAAGAGGAGACATAACCCTGTCGGTTTAACCGTCATTGAGGTTTCGCCCCCACCATTGCTGGTAAGTGAATACTAACACAGTGGTATGACAGATGTAAGTCGTAGACACGCTAATTAAAAACACGAGAATGAACGACAAAAGACCCCCTTCCCAGTATCTCTACTAAGTTGGGGGTCAATGTCTTCTCTAATGGGCCTTTAAAGGCTTATGAGAGGTATATAATTAGTTACTACCACGACCAAACTCTGTGGCTGAGGAATCCAAAGCCTTAAGAAGAGGTCCTGCTACTGCTGCAACTCCTGCTGTTGCTAATGCCTTCAGGTCTGTATTACCTGCAAGGTATAGAGCAAGCACAGCAGCGAATGCTGCACGTGCGTAGGAAATTACAATTGCTTTTACTTTAGTTGTATTCATATTTGTCCTTTAAGGGCGAGCAACACCCATTACTAGGGAGTAGGCACGTTTCTTTAGATACACACCATCTCCGTTTGACTGGCTACCCTTATTATCCCCAGAGGTATTACCCTCATAGACCATAAGGTATTTCTTACCATCGTTGCTAGCACATATACCGACGTGGTCGGCTTCTGCATCTGCATCAAACTGGAAGAAAACTATGTCCCCAGCCTGCGCCTTACCAACTGGCACAGTTTTACTATGACTTACAAACCATTTAAGTCCTGCATTACAGGAAGCAAATCCTTTAGCAGTTTGTGCTGCTATTTTTGATGCTAGTCCTGCTTGGTCAAAGCACCAAGATACAAACATTGCACACCAAGGGTTGTTGTTTAATCCGTACCACTTGCCATACATACTGTCATTGTTCTTACCTACTTCTTGGTATCCAAGTTGAGACTTGGCTATATCTACTACACTCATTCATTGTCCCCATTTCTTAGTGGATAAGTAACTGCCCATACAATTAAAGTTAATATGATTGCATAACCAACTACAGTTTTTGCCGAGCCAGTTAGTACAACCCAAGCAATAAACATACCTAGTAAAGTCCATAGTTGCTGGACCATATCCTTTAATACGCTCAAGGTTTTCTCCTTTTTAGTAATTTAATATTTTCATTTGATAGTGCACTAGAACCTCCACCTGTAGGGGTAGTTGTTCTTGTAGCAGTGGCTGCGCCTACTGCATTGATAGCAGCCTGACCAGCGATAACAGATGCAATGATTGTTTGCTCTGATGTTGTTCTTTCTTCATCAGACATATCAGCACCAATGTTTGATAGAGCAGTAAGTACTTGTGCTGGATTATCAAAGATTGCTGAGATTAATTCTGCTGGATTTTCTAATAATTGTAGGGCTACTACCGTTCCAGCCTCAAGCACTACACCATTCTCTAATTGAACTGGTGTTTCAGGTGCAAGGGTTTCTAATTCAACTTCACTTGCTTGTATAACTTCTACTGCAGGTGGTTCTTCTTCCACAATAGGTGGCTCTTCAATTACTAAAGGTGGTTCCTCAACTGGTACTGGTGCTTCTTCCACCACATCAGGGGGTTCCTCAGCCTCTACAGGTGGCTCTTCAGGCACAACTGGAGGTTCTTCTATAACAATAGGTGCTTCATCAACAACTGCTGGAGGTTCAGGTTCTATAATAGGTGGAATGTAAACAATTCCAGGAGGCTCAGGTGCCACAATAGGTGGCTCAGGAGCAGGGGTTGGTACCACAGCGGTACTAGTATCTACCGTTGCAGTGGTTCCATCAACTGATGCAGTATGTGTATCTACTACAGCAGTAGCAGTATCTCTGTGTGGTATCAAACCACTACTTAAAGTATAGGTTCCTACTGCCCTTTGACCAGCGACTACATAGTCATATGAGGTAGCACGAATTGTATAAGTGTCAGCATTTAATGTTCCACTAAGCCGTGATGCCCAATAGTTATTAGATGAAGAGTTACCATCATCATCACCAGCAATAGCAGCAGAGTTAGCAGTTGTGCTATCTGCTACGCCACGATACAACCATAGCCAGGAATCTACCCAAGCAGGGCGTTCAACTGTAACTGAATCCACTACCTCAAACCTAGGTCCAGTAGTGGTAGTAATAACATAAGCGGTTGTTGTATCTACATTTACTACTACATCTACATAAGCAGTTGTAGCATCAAGATTAATTATTATATCTTCGGCAGTTGCAGGGGTTGGTATAAAAAGTAAACTAATCCCTATTACTAAGGAGTATATAAATTTGGTCAACGCGGGCTTCCAATCTATTGACTTGGTCTTTTACCGAACTGCCCCCGTTAGGTTTTAATTCTTCAAGATAATGTTTGACTAGCCACCTTACTGTAATAACAAAGGAACCAATCAAAGTACTTATTGCTAGTGCTATACCAGCCCAATCATTCGGTGTCATTATACGGTCCTAATCATAATTTCTATGATTCCTCCAAAGCCATCAAATCGTCTATCAGGTGGTGTCATACGAGTAAATGATACCTCTTCTATAACTGCTTGTAAGGATTCAGATGTAGTTAAGTCTTGCCAAGTAATAACGTCGCCAGTCTTTTCAATCTCTTCAAGTAATCTAATACGGTCAAACGCTCTACCTTCATAGCCAACAATAGTATTATATTTATCTGTCTCTACATCAAAACAGTAAACAGGAAACTTAATAACTCTTACGCGAGGTGTAGCAATAGTTGCTTTAGCCTGGTATCCTTTAAAGGTAGGACCACTTGATGTGGTTGTAGCATCACGGGTTAATGTAAATTTATAGGCTAAAAATTCTTGTGCCACAGCAGGAACGGATGTAGTTATCTCTACTGGGTTAACATCATTGTTGTAAACAATATGGTCGTACTCTGTCTCGGTACCATCATAGTTAGTTCCTACGCTAGATAGGGTAGTTTCTCCTACATTAAATGTACCTCTACCAATTAAACGTTTAAAGTTCTTAGGCTCTAAAGTTCCGTAGCGAATCTTACCTGTCTTGATATAGCCAGATGGGGCTAGAACTGTAGTTGATTGGATAGCAATACCATTGCTACCAGATGTAGTAAATGCTATTTGGTTTGAGTTACCTACAAAGTCTACGCTAGTAGCATAGCCAGTTGCTCCGTCAAGGTAAGTATCATTGGCATAAGCAAAGCGTAATGTCTCAAGTTCGTTACCTAAATCAATCTTATATAGACCAGCATAGGTATTGATTGAACCAGTTACATAAACAAATCTATCTCTAAATGCAAAATCTAATCCTGTGTTTGATGCTTCAATAATTAATGGACCATAACTTAGGTCTCCATTAGTATCTGATATAGATGCCACACGTACACCCTTGTTAGTGCCAATTACTAGGTAACCTAGGTAAGATTCAATTTTAGTTACATACTCACCACTAGGTAGTTTTGCTGCAACAATACCTGAGGTAAGAGTTGGCATAACGCCAGCAGTAGATAAAACAAATTTATAAATAGCAGACTCACCACCAAGATAACCAGCAGCATAGATGGCAGAGCCACCTTCTGATATAGATGTCCAAGTCCAATCAGAGTTTGGGTGTGTATATGTAGCAGTTGGTAAGGCTCTACTTGTTCCTTTACTACCAGTTAACTCATAGATACCTGCGCCTACACCAGCAACAAGACGTTGCTTAACCCAACCAAGTACTACTTTCTCACTACCACCAGTAGCATAATACTCTGAGTAGCCAGCAGTAGGGTTTGAAATTTCACCTGAATAAATATGGTCATTATCTGCTACGAATAGATGTGCGCCATCAGTTGCAATAGCAAGGGTGGCGGTATCTAGTCCAGCAGTAACTACGTGTGTATAGGTAACAGCAGTTCCAGTAGGGGTATAGTTTTTGATAGTTGTATTTGCTGGAGTCCAGCCAAGTATTTTATCTGTGCCTGCATCTACTATAGATAAAACTTTATATACACCAGTAGTAACACCAGACATATTGGCTGTCTCTTTAAGTAAAGTTACTTGTCCTTTAGTAAATACATCTACATTAGAAGAGTCAGCAAATCTGTGTGCTGTTGTCTCGCCACCAGATGGGTCATAGAATTTAATACCTGTACCGCTATGGAAAGATGATTGACTTCTAATCCACCAACCAGTAAGTGATTGCTCACCTGGTTCTTGGTTATTATCAAATTGTTCCTTTTTATAAGGAGCAGTTTGTCTTATGTATGGCCTAGCATCTGATAGTGCATAGATGAACGGCATACCACCAAGGGCTACATCATAGGCTACATCTGTATTTGTCCAGACGGAACTGTCTGCTGTAATACCAAGGTCAACGGCAATAGAACGACCAATACTGGCAGTTGCCGAGCCTCGTCCTTCGGTTATATCACGACTGACCACAGTGCTCCTTTAAATAGTTGTTGCTTTAAATGTTATTGAACTCCGCCATTTTGATTTGAACAACCAGCAAGTTCTCGTCTTGCAAATGTTAAACTTCCAAAACTTGTAGCATTACCAGTTGTAGCAATGGTTACATAATCCATAACGTCACTTGAGTTATTTCCGCCACCCCATACACCTCTTAATGAAGAAGATACAGCGGCTAAACCAGCCCGTGCAGTAGTTAAACTACCAAAGTTAGTTGAGTTACCAGTAGTGGCAATAGTTACATATTCCATAGCCGTAGTAAATGCTGATATATAACCGCCACCTTGGACTGCTCTTACTCCAGAAGAACAAGCACCTTGCCAGGTTTCCCAAGCAACACTTAGATTTCCAAAAGTAGTAGCGTTTCCAGTTGAGGCTATTGTTATATAATCTATTTGGGTTTTCATTCCTCCAGAACTTGAATACCCACCCATAAATAATCCTCTTGTAGAAGAAGAAGTTCCTGATGTGTATATAGGAAATGTTAAATTTCCAAAATTAGTACCGTTACCAGTGGATGCTATTGTTACATATTCTATATTGTTTACATAAGAACCACCAGCAATAATACCCCTAGTTGCTGAGTTACAAGCAGTTCGATACTCAATTACAGTAATAAGATTTCCAAATGATGTACCATTACCAGTAGTTGCTATAGTTATATAATCAACAGCAGTAGTAGTGGCATTACCTGCTGTTAATCCACCACAAAATAAACCTCTTGTAACAGAAGCGCAACCTGCGTGGGTAGCCTTTTTAGCAACTAAAGTTCCAAAATTGGTTGCATTACCAGTGGTGGCTATTGTTATATATTCAATATTATCATATTGAGTACCTCTACCTTGGTCCCAGCCACCAGAAAATATACCTCTGGCTACTACTGACCCATAATAATCATTTCCTACAAGAAAACTAGTAGATTTGTTTAAATTGGTAAATGATGAACCTGTACTTATCTTAGTTATTCCCATTACTTAACCTAACTTAGACCATAGAGATGATATAACTGTTTCTAGTGGAGTAATTTCGTTTGTTATTGTACTTTTAAACTCAAAGTTTTTTTCTTGAGCATATGCTAATAGAGCGGCCTGATTTGCAAAACTTGTTTCAGTTGCTGAATCATTTGCTACGCCTACTAAATCTAAATTTTGTGGCCAAAAACCACTATTTGCCACAGCAAGATACCCACCATCAACAATATAGTCAGGAATAGTTCCTTCTGGGGTTAATACATATTTAATCATTTTCATTGTTTATTCTCCAGGGTTAGTAATGGATTTAGGGTTTGCATATTTCTTTGAGCAGCATATAACTCTGGTGCTTTCTCAAATTTATCTGCTACAAGATTAAGCCACTGAACAACTCCTTCGTGAGAAGGTGCTATTTTATTATTTAGGGCTTCTTGTTCTGCCTCAAGTAATGAGGTTATTTCTGCTTGTGCTACTGCACCATTGATACCAAGTTGAAATAGATAGATATGATTACCCTCATCAATTAATCCACCTCGTGCTCTAGCAGCAGTAAGAGCCTGATTGAAGGCAGTCATAATATGATACCTTGCTTGGTCTTGTTCATAATCTAATTCAGTTAAATGGTCTTTGCCTAATGCGGTTAGAATAGATTGATATTGGTCAAGAGCATTGGCTAATCTTCTAACTGCTCCCCTACCTGATGCCTCAATGTTAGCAATTTGTATTTTAAGTTCATCAATATCAATAACTAACTCATCTATATCATTGCCTTCAGATGACATTAATTCTAATTCTTTACGCTTTAACTCAACTTGCTTACGGCGCAAAGTAATAGAGGCTTCCTCTAATGCTTGACGTGTTTGTTGAATTACTGCTAGTAAATGTTTGGCTGAGTTAATAGGTGTTAGGTCAACCACATCTAAGGTTGCTACCTTAAACTGTGACGAAGCCTTATTAAAGTTTTCAGTATCTATCTTAGCCAAAGGCAAAACTTCATCTATCTTTGCTAGCATAGGTGAGTATTGTGCTGGTAGTGCTTCTAGTGTTTTTTCTAGTTCGTTCATTTATATCCCCTTATTGTTTATAATCCGCCGTGTGAATCCGAGCAAGCAGCAAGATAAGACCTGGCTGATGTTAAATTTCCAAAAACAGTACCATTACCAGTTGTTGCTATTGTTATATAGTCAATAGTATCAATAACAGAACCAGTATATCCACCTCCATTAACACCTCTAATTGAATTAGAAGTGCCTGAACCACCAAATTTTCCTCCTGTTAGGCTTCCAAAAGCGGTAGCATTTCCAGTAGTTGCAATGGTTACATAATCAAGTGTGCTTAAAAAACTACCATCATATCCACCCATTGCTACGCCTCTAGTAGACGATGAAGTACCACTAACATTATCTCTGGCAACAGTTAAACTGCCAAAACTTGTACCATTACCAGTAGATGCTATAGTCAAATAATCTATAGAACTTTTATATGGTCCACTGTTTGAACCACCAGCAAATAGTGCTCTAGTTGGAGAAGCCATACCAGCCGTAGCACATACTACAATGGTTGCATTACCAAAATAAGTTGCATTACCAGCAGACGCAATTGTTATATAATCAATAACATCTGTATAAGAACTAACATAACCACCAAAAAAGAGACCCCTAGTTGCATTAGAAGCACCAGTAGTCGCTCTTCTTGTTTGATAAGATGTACCAAAATTAGTAGCATTACCCAAACTTGCAATTGTTACATAATCAATTACAGATGAGTTGCTGCCAGAACCATATCCATTGGCCCATACTCCTCGAGTAGTTGAAGAACAACTTGCAATACCATCGCCTCTAACTACAGTTAAACTGCCAAAAGATGCAGAATTACCAGTTGAATTTATGTTTATATAATCAATGTTGGAAAGATATGTAGGACCTTGGCTGCCACCACCAAATAAGCCACGAGTAGTTGGAACATAATAAGCATTTCCCGCAAGCAATGACCTACTTTTTGGGAAGCCCTGAAGTATTGATGAAGTTGATATGCGGGAGGTAGCCATTATTTAAGAAATCTCGCTTCCAAAAGCAACGAATGAACAAGTAGCGGTTGAAGCGTAAACAGTTAAAACATCTGTTGTAGCCATTGTAATGCCTAATGTTAGTGCTGTTGAATCGGATGCTCCGACTGTTACATCATAAGCCACATACATTGCAGCAGTTTGACTTGCACCTGCTGGACGTACTGATATGCGGAATGTAGCAGCACTTGTTGTTTGGTTACAAACTACAATTGTTGATACTACTGTTGATGTTGAAGCAGGTACTGTGTATAGATTTGTTGCTGTTGTTGCCGATGGGTTTGATTGCCCAAGGACTTTATATGTTGTTGCCATTGTTTTTCTCCTTAGTTACATTCCACCGAGCATTAGTGCTGTTGGAGTGGGGTCAGTTGTGATGGCTCCCCAACTTGCTGACGAACCATCTGTTGTTAGATACTTGCCTGAATTGCTTGTCTGTGAAGGTAAAGCATTTACTGTACCCCAGGAAGCAGCACTTCCATTGGTAGTAAGGTATTTGCCAGAGTTACTTGTTTGAGATGGGATTACATATACAGATGTTGTATCAAGGGCTACTGATACAGTACCCGATGTTCCACCACCTGTTAATCCTGTTGAGGCTGTTACGCCTAAAATATCAGCAGATGAATTATCCGCATTGGTTCTTGCTCTTGACATTATGCTCCCATCATCATAAAGATGTCAGATAGAGCAGCACCTGTTGCAGTTGGTGCAGCCCACTTAACACCTGTGGTTTGAGTTGAATCTGCAGTAAGCACATATGTATTTGTTCCAACTGCTAATCTTCCAATTGTATCATTTGCGGTTGCTACAAGTAAGTCACCTTTTGCATCTACTATGGTAGTAGTAAGAGCATTAGATACGCTATAAGGTGTCCAAGATAGAACCTCTATAATGTCTCCTGCTGTAAGAGCGGCAACGCTTGTAAGACTTGAACCAGTAGTTGCTACGTAGTCATCATTTCTTACTAGCAATACACCATTCAAATATACTTGTTCATAACCTACTGTGTAAGCAAGGGTTACTGAGTTATTGTCAGCACCATTGATTGTAGTCTCACCACCTGCTGCAGTCTTACTCCAACGAGTAGATGATACTGCAGAGGTAATTCCACCCCAAGCAGAACCAGACCATACCTGCATAGCAGAGGTTGTACTATTCCAATAAAGAGCACCAGTAAGTAAAGCGTTTCCATCATTATCTACTGTAGGAGCAGATGTTTTAGAACCTAAGTATCTATCATCAAATGAATCATAAGAGGCTTCAGCAGCAGTAGCGCTAGCAGCAGCGGCAGTTGCAGAGGCTGCAGCACCAGGAGCAACTGCATCTACATAAGCCTTTGTAGCAGCGTGTAGGTTAGATGAAGGAGCACCTGAAAGAGTTAAGGCTCCAGTCATTGTTGAACCTGATTTAAGAACTACTGTATCTGAAAAGTTGGCTGTGTTATTAAGAGCAGTAGCAATTTCTGAAAGAGTATCAAGAGTACTAGGAGCACCATTAACAAGGTTAGAAATAGATGTATCTACGTAAAGTTTAGTTGAGGCATCTGCGTTAGCAGTAGGAGTAGCAAGGTTAGTAATTTTTTGGCTATTAACAGATACTGAACCAGTAGGTGCAGCCATCTGGTCTAAGCGAGATGTGCGAACCTGTGTATCAAAGTCAGAAACTGTAGCAGCAAGTTGTGTGCCAGTGTGGTTAGCACGAGCAAATGGGTCAGCAGTTAATTTAGCAGCAGTAATAGTTCCATCAGCAATATCAGCAGCAACAATAGTTCCATTTGATATATCAGCAGATGTAATAGTTCCTGTAAGATTTAATTTGCTATATGAAATAGCAGCAGATGCACTGATATCAGCATTTACAATGGTGCTATCAGCAATCATTGTGCTAGTTACTGTGCCTGTATCACTTGTCTTAACAAGAGTAGCACTCGAAGGAATAGTTGTTCCATTGATAGATGTTGCTGTTGCTACACCCAATACTGGAGTTACAAGAGTTGGACTAGTAGCAAGTACTACTGAACCAGTTCCAGTCTCATCGGTAAGGGCGGCAGCAAGGTTTGCACTAGATGGAGTTCCAAGGAATGTGGCTACGCCAGTTCCAAGTGCAGTAATACCAGTACCACCGTTGGCTACTGGAAGAGTTCCAGTTACACCTGTAGTTAAAGGTAAGCCAGTTGCATTTGTAAGTACACCAGATGCTGGAGTTCCAAGTACTGGAGTTACCAAAGTTGGGGATGTTGCAAATACTAAAGAGCCAGTACCAGTTTCATCTGATATAACTCCACGTAATTCGGCAGATGTTGTTGCTGCGTGTTGAGCAAGGGTTCCGTTAACGTGGTCATTAGCCTCTTGTAAGTCACGACCAATAACCATATGGCGAATTACTGCGCCAGCAGAGTGTGCTACACCAGTAGAACCATCTCTACCTCTAGTGATAGTAAGGGTATTACCAGAAGAGTAATTACTTACATCTACAATTTCTTCAAGGGCCGTATCTGGGTCAATAACAACCGTATATGTTTCAGATGCTGAGGGTGTTTTACCACCCATAAGGTTTGAGCCAGAACCAACAACCATAGTTGTATCAGTAGATGTGATAGCACTAGATAGTGTGGTCTGTTGTGCTCGTGATGAGTATTTTCTAGTTGTCATTTAGGTTCCTATTTAGAGGGAGTAGTGGACACGGATAGGATATTTGTTTTCTTGTTTCTTAATTTCTTCGGCTAGTCGTTGACTATACAAAGCGTAAATACTTTTAGTAAGAGATTGAGATGAACCATATGGGCGTTTGCTATCTGTTTCATCAGCCTGTGGGCTAACCATTGCAGCACGTGCTGGGTCAAGGTTAGTAAGCAAACGATAGGTAGCCCCAAGGATTGTTAAGTCTTTACAAGAATCAGGTAATCCAGTTTGTGTTGCAAAATCTTGAGCATTGTCTGTAAATACATCAGGGTCTGTAGAGTAAACAATTTGAATAGTACGACCAGAAGGAACACGGTCATAGATTGATATAGT